TATTTCGTCAGCCAAGGCTGACCAGTTGCCTTCGTTTGCAAACGCAACAGACTTTTTGAATTTGCTGAGAGTAGGCCGACCAAGCTGGAACGCCATGTTCGCCAAGCAAAGCTGTATCTCTTCCGGCATGTTGTCAAAGTCCTTGAATATTATCCGGCAGTCATCAATCGTAACGTCTATATCACTATCAAAGGCCTCATTGATTCGGTCGTCACTAACCTCTGTGCCAACCGGCAACGGCCATTCAGGGTCGTCCAGGGTCACAAGGTGTCCGATCCCCAAAGTTTTGTGCCCAAGAGAGCATAAATACAAAGAGTTTACACGCCCCTCGTCGCTGGCAATCTGTTCGCGTAGCACTTCTAAATTCATGCCCTTGCTTTCTTCTTCTTGCCCTTGCGCAGCTTGGCAAAGTCAGCGCCAGTGATCTTGTTGCGTGGCGCAGCAACCTGTGCAAGTTTCTTTTGCTTGGGAGACAGTTTCTTACCAGGCATCATGTTCTCCTTTTACGCTTTGGCTTTTTCAACAAAGACTCAAGCATCTTGGCTTGTCCTGCGTGTGCCTTCGATGCACCGCGCAGCTTCTTGGCAACGGTCTTCACCTTTGCCTTTGTGGCTTTCTTCATCATGCTTTCTTGCCTTTCTTTTTACGCAGCAAGTCGGCGTCTGCCTTTCTCGCCCCGCCCTTGCCCGTGGCAAACGAACGAACACGACCGGCCGCCCACTGATGCGCAGAAACCTTGGGTCTACTGCCCTGGGAATAGTATGCACCCAAACCCCTGGAGTACACCTTACTGAGAGTTGACTTGGATATGCCAGAAGACTTGGAATATTTGGCGATGACGGCTGCTTTGCTCATCCGCGACTCCTCTCCCTGCTAATGCGATCCATCATAGCTTTGGTGAGTTTGCCTTGTTTGTAAAGACGCCGCGTGCGCTTGATTTCTTCTTCGCGCTTCTTAGGATTTTTGGCACCGCGCACATATTTTTTTGGCACACCGCCCTTTGTCTTGGGAACTTTTGGAAACTTGCGCTTCATTTTTTCAGCCCCTTGATCCCTCTCAAACCAAATGACGCAGCGATACTAGCATACATGGCCCACTGGAACCAATCAGGGGTGGATTCCAACACGGCAAAGCCCTGATTGACATACGGCTGCATGGGCGGGATGAAGCACATGCCTATGATTACTATGAACAAAATCGTCCAGGCTTCATCCTTCCAGCTATCCTTGCTGGCTTCAGCCATGATCTTTTCCCAGCCAGCTTCATGTGTGGCGGCAACTTTCATCACCTCTGCTTCAGCCTCTGCTTTGGCAACCTTGACCCTAGACTGTGCAGCCTTCTCCTCTGCCTTGCCTTTGAGCCAGCCACCAGCAAGCTCTGTGATAGCCGGTATCAGTGCTTGTAACATCAGTGCTTCTCCGAGTTCAGCCAGACTGCCAGACTACCTGTCATGGCACCTGTAACCACTGATATCAGCGCACTTTGTTGCGTAGACAAATCCGGTTGCGACAGCGCCCATTCAATACAGCGCACATAAACACCTGTCATTATCAGCATCATAAAACGCGGTAAAATGCGTAACTCCAGCATCTTCCTTGCTACATCTTCTACCGTCATCACTGGCTCTCCTTGATGGCCTCTAATACATCATACACATTGGGTGGCGGCGGCTGATCTGGGTTCCACTGACACAAATACTCACGCGGCTTCCACTCGCCATACTCAAAGAACAGCGTTTCCTGTGTATTGTGCGCACCCCTGAACACGCAAGCCTCTTGCGTTTTGTTGATCTTCATACATTTCACAAGCCTACACACAGTCATGTCATTCGCCCAATCATTGGCCTTGGCCGAGTGTGACTTGAGAAGCAAGACAAAGGATGTAAGGACGGCCATACCTGCGCCAATCATGATCGTCCAGGCGACAATCTCTACGAACTTGCGACGGCGCTCTCTCTGTCTGTAAAGGGTTTCCTGTCTACGCTTGCGAATCTGGCCTTCCATTTTGACCAGTTCTTCCCACTTGGACCTGCCTAGCGTGAGGCTAATCCATTGTTTAAGCTCGTATCTTTGCTGTTCCGCTTTTTGCTTGTTTGCAAACGCAGTGATGGCCTCTTGCTCTACGCTTTGACCGGCAAACAGTTTCTTGAATATGGGGGGGTTCTTGGCCTCTTTTTCGGCCTGGTCTAGGTCAGAAAGCGCACCCATCCAACGGGACAAATCTCCTGCCATTGACTCTAAATCGCGCCCAATAGCAAAGCCCTTCTTGAGGGCTGAAAAGGCGGCAGAGGCAGTTGCCATTGCTGATATTGGGTCCATCAGTAGACCTTTGTGTTTTCGTCTACCACTTTTGGCAGACAGTAAGCGGTGATGTTCTGTCCCTGTTTGTGCAGTCTCTGTGCAAAGTACACGCAGTCATCAACACTGCGAAAATACATATCATTACTAACGAGCCGTTTATCCTCACCTAGCCCAACAAAAACAAACAAAAGAAAGACATGGATCATTCATTAATAATAATTCCTAACAACAAAACAATCGTCGTGCCAGCAGTGCCAATCATAATATGCTCAATACGCTTGATACGCAGGATTGTTTCCTTCCAGCGTTCAGCGCACACCGCCTCATGGGTGTCGAGTTCAGATTTGATGGATGTGACGGTGGGCTTGCTCATGGTTTTGTCGGCCACTTTACATTATCGAGGCTGGTGGCATTGTCTGTGATGTCACGCAGAGCTTGACGATATGTTGTTTGCTCAGTGGTCATAGTCAAATCGCTGCTGGCCCACCAATCAGTTTCAGCGAGTCGATTGTTACGCTCTTTGCGAAGGGCAGACAAGTTCCGCTCAGCCGTGCCATCTGCCCACGCTTTTTCTTCTGCCTGACGCGCTGCAATCTCATCAGCAGTCATATCAACTAACTGTTCGTTTAAATACTTTTTCATTTTACCACCCCATAAAGAGTGAATGTGCCTGCCTCAATATTTCCACTGCTGCATTTGAATTGTAACCCGGTGATGACTTGGAAAGAGCCAGACTTAAAGCTGCCCATTACAACCGTACCCTGATGGTTTCCACTGGTGTTAATAAATGTTGTCTGTCCGTACAGAGAACAGGGATGTGTGGTGGAATTGGCAGGGCCAATCGTCAAAACCCCACACATGCTTTCATTTGAAGCAGACCCAACAGAAGAGCCTATCTCCATAGTGTTCGCTGAGTTACTGTTCACTAAAGAACCGCCACCTTCATTTACTAGTCCGTGTCCATACTCAGAGCTAGAAATAGCGCTGCCACTAGAATTTATGAACCTTACAAAAACATTCACGTTATCTGTGGCGGGGGTCAGGGTAAAATGACACTTATAAAAATCGTATGTTGAACTCATACCGGTCAGGTCAACAGACGCAACCGCAGAAGAAACGGTGGTTGAGGATATTTTTACAAGACCTTCCAAATTATCAGCCGAACCGGCGAGGTCTGCGAATTCTCTTGCTCTGCTCATAAGATGCTCCGTTACTGCGCTGTGTATATTATAATTGCCCGACAGGTTGCGCCCATGTTCATCCCACTGGAATTACCTGCTAAAGCCGCACCGTCAGACTGTCGATACAAAGCAGCAGTGCTAGCACTATTTGCTACGAACCACGCAGCAAGAGAATTGTAAAATCCTCCATTATATGTGAAAAAACCGCCGCCATAGGGTGCGGAAGTATCTGATGAAAAGGGTAGTGTGCCGATTTTGACAGTTGAGCTATTCGCACTAAACGAGTTCAGGTCTAAATCAACTTCAACTATGACCTGTCGTCCTATTTTTGTGTATCTTCCAAGCTGGTAGCTGTATGTAGCCCCACCATCCACGCCACTTGTAAAAGATGGCGTAAACGTACCCTCCTCATAATCGTCGAGAGCATTGGCACTGCCGGTTCCGCCGATGCGAATATCGCCGCCAACTTGTATATTGCCAGCAGTGGTAATCAGGCCATCATTACGCACTGAGAACTTTGATGCGAGGCTAGAGTTGTAAACAACTAGCCCTGATGCTGTGGAGTCATCTGTTGAGCCAGCAACAGTCAATGCCCTTGTCGCATCTACAGCGTCAACACCTACAGAGGCATGTCCTGTTGCGGCCAAATCACCAGTGATGCCGCCGCTGAAACCAACTGCACCAGAGAACGTGCCGCCATTCAGTGCCGACACAGTGTCAGCAACGGTAAAGATGTCATAGACGACGACCTCGACCACATCGCCGTTAGCCAAGGCAGCTAGGCCAGCAATGGTGTTTGCGGTGTTGGTGTTGTAGTCAGTGCCAGCCACAAGCAGGACGCCGTTGAGGAATACATCGACGTAAGCGCCATCGCTAAACGCAAGTGTCGTGCCGTCGTCGCTGGAGCCGCTGACGCTAGTGCCACCGCCGCTGGTCTGCGTGTAGTAGAAGCGTGAACGAACTCCAGTGCCATCTGGGCTTTTGCCAATGTATGCCATCTATCTGGCTCCTTATGGTGTTTCTTGGCTGTCTGCAAAAGTCTCGTAGGCAGACTTGATTGTGCTAGTCCACACGGCATTGCACACCGCCTGTACGCTGGCATCCTCGCCAGAGATGTCGGTGTCGCCCCAGCTATCGCCAGACTTGGTGCGGGGATGCAGAACGTGCCGGTGATAGTTACGGCTGATCTCCACGCCATCATCCTTGATGACGGTTGCTTGGCGAACTTGCACAGCCTTGTATGGGCCACGCACCTCGCAGTCGTATTCAAATTCTTTTGTCAGTGCCATTGTTTACTCCTTCTGTTTATCGTCGCTGTGCGACCTGTCCAACCCCTACCGGCTGGTGGGGTTAAATTCTGTAAACGATTGAAAATCTGATGCCGGTGTTGTTGGCAAAATCACTGGCATCAAGTGATTGGTCAGCACCCAAACGAATTACAGCAACCTCGTTACTACCCCCGGCAGTTTGTGCCACTACATACTCTGTGCCACCTGTAAAATTGAACATTTGCATACCTGTACAGTGAAAGCCTGTGCCACCCTGATTAAACGGCATCCCTTGTATTCTAGCTGCACCGGAACTACTGCCTTTTGAAGTCATAGAAATAGTGCATTGAAGCATGACTTGTTCACCGATTTTGACGTAGCGACCAAACTGGGTTCCATATGTTATTCCACTTGTGCCACCACCAAAAGCAACGACAGGCGTCCAAGTACCCTCCTCATAATCATCCAGCGCATTTGCCGCCGCCGTGTCGCCGTTAAAGGTGAGGCCGCCGCCAGACAAAAACCGTCCACGTTCTGTGTCGGCAGTGCCAAAAATTAAAGGAACAGAACCTGTAGTCTGTAGCTGACCGCCAGATGAACTGTGGATTAGAACCGTTCTGCCGGTTGCGCCGTCGCTTCTGTCCACACTGATATGTGCGTTTGCGCCGCTTGCCACCACTGCCAGATGGTCTGCTGGAGAAGTTGTACCCACACCCACACGATTGTTAGCCGCATCGACGTGCAGTGTGTTGGTGTCAACGGTCAGATCGCCAGCAATCTCTGCTTCTGTGGCGCTGGTGATGTCGGCTGGTTTCACTCCGAGGTAGGGCATCAGGTGATCTCCATAACAGACAGTGCAACATCTACTGCGCCGGTAGCTGACACTTTGATTTCGTCAGTTGTCTCCAGCACCACTTTGTTGCCAGCAAGAAGCTCTAGTGATGATCCTGCGGGGATGGGTGCGTTGGTTACAAGCTCGACCGCCTGGTTGGCCTCGTCATTTGCGCCAGACCTAGCAGCGGTATCAGTGTTTAGCGTAACTGTCGATGTGACCTGGCTTCCCGTGGTGTTGCCCAACACTAACCCTAAAACCACCGTGGTTGTAGAACTCGCCACCGTGTAGATAACATCTAATGATGTCACCCCAGCTTTTGTAATTACTTTGAATGTGTTGGCCATTTGTTTCTCCTATTAGCCAAGTGCGATGGCCAAGGCTGTGGCCTCGTTTGCCGCAGCGGTAGCTGTGGTTGCACCGATGTCAGAAAGCACCTCTGACGCTGATCTGCCTTCTATTGTGGTTCCGTTGACTCTAAGGAAATCGTCGTCAGCCACACCTGATCCAAAGGTAGCCACGTTCCCGCTTGATATACCGGAGGTTGGCAGTTGGGATGTCAGCGCCAAAGTACCCGCTGTCGCTGGCAAAACTATAGTTACGTTGCCAGAAAAATCAGAATGTGCAGGCGCTGTGAGTTGTGCATAGTGCGCATTACCGGACTCGCAATAGAACTTTACATTTGACTGCGACCCACCGTTTTTGAGGACAATCTCGCCAGTTTGTATATCAACATTTCCATCTATTCTCACCACACCCGATCCGTTTGGCGTCAGCGCGATGTTGCGATTACTGGACGACACGATGGCGTGTGTTAGAACATCTAGATCACCACCAAGCTCTGGAGAGGTGTCATTTGATACGGGTGCAAGAGCCGCTGATGCCGCCGCCGTGGCTGAAGCAGCCGCCGCTGTGGCAGATGTTGCCGCAGCCGTAGCTGACGTCGCCGCCGCAGATGCTGATGTTGAGGCATTTGATGCCTGAGTCGAGGCCGTTGAGGCGCTTGTAGACGCATTTGACGCCTGAGTTGAGGCAGTTGAGGCACTAGATGCCGCCGCTGTAGCCGATGATGCAGCATTTGTGGCACTTGTGGTCGCAGACGCAGCATCAACAATCAAGTCATACTTGGCGCTGTTAGCGTTTGTCGTAAGCGGCTGTGCGCCAGAGCTTGTATGCGCAGCGTTCACAATGAAAATGTTGTTTGTGCTGGTGTCTTTGACTAGATCACGCACTGCATATGCGGTGCTTGCAGCCCAATCACCTTGGAAAGTGCCAATCTCTTGCGTAACCGCAAGCTCTCCGCTGGAATCAAAGGCAAATATCTTGTTGGCCCTTGTTGCCGCTGGCACCGTAAACTCTGTGCTGGTCATCGTGTTGGCACGCGACAGCTTAATAGAGCGGTCAATCTCCTCCTGAGTGTCCTGAGAGATAAGGGTGAGTTTATCTAGCGCGTCTTCGTGCGTTGCGGCGGGGAAGGGGTCGTTTGGCGTGTAGTCTGTAGCCTGCGTAAGCGGTGTGTTTCGCAGCAAAAGAACAGTCTCGCCTGACGCTGGGATGTTGCCAGATGTGAATGTGATGGTGCCGCCGCCTGCGTTACCCACACCGGACACTGTGTAGTGCGTAGTCTTGGTTTTGACGGTTTCTGTACCCGTCGAGTCAGTGCGGATAATAACCGTAACATCGTCATCATCAAAAATCTTGAACGTATAGCTGAAGGCAGACGTGCTACCGTTGCCACTATAACTGTTCTTGGTTGTAAGACTGCTGACCGTCATTTGTTACTCCTACACGCTTTATACCGCATTTTTACTGTTCAGTCACTCTTGAGCTTTCAGGCAGGCCATCCATCATTGTATTCAGAACATTTTTGATGCCAATAGCGTTCTGAAACGGCAACAAAGAGTTCAATGCACGCTGCTGACCACGCGACCACTGATACTCCTCGTTGAACAAAGCGCGTGAACCACCACGCGCTACGCTTTGTGCAGTGTCAAGCAAATCGAACACAGGATTGCCCGTTACAAGGTTTGAAGCAAGACCCGTTGATCTTTTGTAACCAAAGAAAGGATCTTTTCCAGCAACAAACAAAGCTGTGTCCATTGCCCCAGGCAACAAAGATGCCCAAGAGCTTCTTACAAACGCAGCTTTCCCAATCTCTAGTCCGGTTAGACTTTCTCGCAAAAACTCTTCTTTGTCCTCTCTGCCTTGTGCGTTGACATGAGTCTGTAATATGTATGCGTTGCCACCGTAAAACAGTGACCACATCATAGACGAAAATGCAGCAAAGTCTCGACGCTGAATGTTATGCAAAAATTGTTTTGAATAAGACACCAACATAAAGGCTCTGAACTGGGTCAAAACCTTGCCCATCGTGCTTGTCATGTGAATATTAAGATTTCCAACATCGTTCTGTTGGATAGATTGCCTCGTCCATCTTGCAATGCCATACGTCAAAGCATCTCGGGCATCTATATCGTCCCAAGCGTCCATGTTGATGGCTTTGAGCTTGCGTCTGCGAGAAAACATAGACGGCACAGTTATTGTGTGTTTTTTAATCTGGTTTACAACACGCGGCCACATTTCCTCATCTAAACCAAAACTCTTGAGTCGCCTTGCTATATCTTGGTCAAGAGTGCTGTTGCCAAGCCGTTTCATGCGTGCCTTCCTGACACCAGACGCCAAATCAACCAAAGACTGCG